CTTACCGTCCTTTTTGAAATTCCGCTTGAGCCACACAAACCACTCGGTGCGGTTCTCTATTTGCTCTCTGGCTTCTAGCAACATTTCGCCTGCTCGGCGGTAATGCTCAATTCCAGCTTGTTCGCCCGCCTCGATTTCTTCTCTGATAAGCGGCACCAAAATTTTCAGAGGGCGTGCCACTTCCCTAGTTTCAACTGTTGCCAATTTATTCATTTTATTCCTCACGCCACAGCTTTATTTCACGTTGCTATAAATTAGCAAGTAAAATATAAGGGCATCAACGCCCGATGCCCAAAACTAGACGTCAGCCCGACCCGCGCCAGAAAAACCGCGAGGTTCATTTGAACTTCGACGGCTTCCCCATGGCGGCTAAATTCGTCGGCGCCATCGCCGACGGGTCAGATTTGCCCGATTGTAACGAGATTGCGGCGTTTGGCACCCGGGGCGACGGCAAAACCATCGCCGCCATGACCGGCATGATACTGCACGCCCAGCGCCATCACGCCGCGGGCTACAAGCTGCCGGTGCCGTGGATGGGCGTAACGGACACATTTACATCGCACAAACTGAAAACAGTAAGAAGTTTTGAAAATCCCATCTGGCAAGGCGGTTGGAAATTTAGGGACGGCGACCATATAGCGACTTTCTCCACGGTGGACCCGGCCAATCCGGGGCGGCTCCAGGATTTGGTCAAGGTGGACCTGTTCGGCATCGAGGACCAGGGCGCCATGGATAGAGTCAGGATGGAGACCGTGGGCGTCTGGTTCGAGGAGCCGGCGCCCAGCGCGGTGATGGTGCAAAGCTCGGGCGTCGGGCTGGACGCCTGGATGATCGCGCTCACGTCCCGCGGCTTTAACCGCATCCCATCCCACTTTTACCCAGCCGTCACCACGCTCAACTATCCCGATGAGGACCACTGGACGTGGAACCGCTTTGTGACCTTAGAGACTCCCGGCACGAGATATTTCCGCATACCGCCCGGCGAGCGGGCCAGCGCGGAGGACCGGGAATCCTGGACGCGGGCGCTCCATGACCGGCCCGACTTGCTCCGCCGGCTCATCCAAGGCGAGCCCGGCGTAGTCATGCTCGGCCAGCAGGTGGCCCAAGGCTTTACCCGACAGACGCACACGACAACGGATAATTTGCCGGTGCTGCCGAAACAGCCTTTGTATCTCGGCTTTGACTTCGGCCATACGCCGACCTGTGTCATCGGCCAGGCCGAAGGCGGGATTCTCCGCGTTAAAGCCGGCCTCTATATAATAGGTGCGGGCATGCGCCAGCTTTTGGAGGAGCAAGTCTTGCCGTGGCTGGGCCGCTTCGCGCCCCATGTGCTCCGCGACCCCGACAGCTTTGCGCTGGTCGGCTTCGATCCCAGCCAGGGCACCATGGAGAAACCGAAAGGCAGCGAGGCCGACATCGATAACACCGCCATCGCCATGATCCAGCAGTTGCTCGGCGGCGGCTGGTTCGAGCCAGGGCCGATCATCTGGGAAATCAGAAAAGACATCCTCGTTAGAATCTTCGAGCGCGCCCGCGGCGTCACCATCGAGGAAAACGAATTTACCCGCGATCTTATCCGCGCGCTGGATGGCCGCTGGTACTTCGCCAAGAGCCATCAGGGCGCGCTCATGAGCACCAAGCCGAAAAAACCCAACACGCCCTGGAGCGACTTGGGCGATGCCTTTACCTACATGCTGGCCCGCTACGGCGTCGGCGGTTTTAGCGATCAGGCAAATAAGCCTTTGCGTATTCTTACGAATGCGAATATAGAAGATTCAGACAATAATACCCGATCGATGGAAGTGCTTATCAATCAATAGGGGGTCCGATGGCGTTCATTAAAGGATTATTCACCAGCCCCAAGGCGCCCAGCATGCCCAAGCCGCCGACCCAGGCGAGCGGGCAGATTCAGGGCGCCGAGGACAGCGCGCGCCGGGCCGCGCTCCTATCCCGCGGGCGGGGCTCCACCATCGTCGCCGGGAACAACTTGGGGAACGTCGGCTGACGGAAACATTATATATAGATACAGACAAACACGCCTCGGGCTTCAATGCCCTGGGGTTTATCCGCGCTGTGCAATGCTACAACGCTTACCATCAGTTCGGGCTTAAACGCCTGATCGCTTATATGAATGACGTTCAATTCGACGAGGAAGAACCCTGGCGGATAGACGCATGACGCCAAAATCTAAACATCTACGCCAAGCTGAAAAACACTTAATGAATTGGTGTGAGTTGATGAGTCTGCGGCTTTTGCTACGCGCCAAAGGCTTCTTTGTCGAGATGCGCTACACAAGATGAGCCTCCCCACCGACATCATCCGTAATTTCGACATGCTCAAAAATGAGCGCAGCGCCTTAGACATTATTGTCCAGGACGTCATCGATTACATTTCGCCCTTCTACAAGGATGTCACGCGCGAGCGCATGATGGGGCAAAAGCGCACCAATAAGATTTTTGACTCCACGGCGACTTATGGGCAGTTCATTTTATCGCAATTCATCCAGGGCGCGGTTTGCAACTCGGCGACCCGCTGGTTTGGCCTCTCTCACGTCCAAGAATCCATCAACGAGATTCAGGAAGTGGCCACCTGCCTTAAACACTGGACCACTTCGATGCTGCTGGCGCTCCGCCAAAGTAATTTCTATCAGGGCAACGGCCAGGCGATTAACAGTTGGGTGAACACCGGCTCGGCGCCGCTTCTCTGCGAGATGGTGCCGCAGACCCGCGACGGCTTATCTCAGCTTCGCTTTACTTCGATCCCCTACGGCGTCTACGTCATGTGCGAGGGGCCGGACGGCAAGATCGATACCTTTATATACAAGCGCGAAATCCCGGCCATCCATGCGGTCAAGATGTTTCAAAAGGGCGGGGTCAATTATGGCGTCAGCGAGGAAATCACCAAGTGCGCCGAGGGCAAAGACCCGTACAAGAAATTCGAGTTTCTCCACGCCATCCAGCCGCGCGACGACACCGGCTATTCCAGCAAGGTCAGAAAAATCCAGAAGTCGAGCGAAATGGCGTGGTCATCGTGCTGGGTTGAGGTGGGAAAAACAAGACTCGTCAGGGAATCGGGTTATCGCTTATTTCCAGTCGCCATCGCCCGCTACGATCTCATTGCGGGAGAAGCGTACGGCCACGGTCCTAGCGAAATGGCGCTGCCGGATGCGAGGACACGAAATGAAGCGACAAAAAAACAGCACTTGCTCTGGGACCGGCAGCTTGACCCGCCGACTCTCTCGAAAAGAAATTCAATTATTAACGGAGTCCTTAACAAAAGAGCTGGCGGCGACACCGTTGTCACAGACCCCAACAATAGCGTTCGTCAACTCTTTGACCAACCTAACTTACAATTTGATTCGCAGATGCACGACAGAACGAACGAAAGCATCTTGCGAATGTACCACGTCAACGAAATCTTAAATTTACTCTCACGCGAGAAGCCCGAGCTTACCGCCTTTGAAACCAACGCGCGCTTAAACCTGCTCCAGCAGATTCAAGGCCCGGTCTATTCGCGCTTGGAGCAAGATTACCAGGGCGTGATTATCAACGTGACGCTCGACAACATGGCGCACGCCGGCCTGCTCGAAGCGCCGCCCAAGGAATTACTCGAAGCGCAACGCAACGGCGCCTTTGCCGTCAGCTACGAAAGCCCGCTGGCCCGCGCCCAGCGCAACCAAGAAATCACCGACATTCAGCAGTCCATCGCGGATGTGGGCGGCATTGCGCAGTTCGACCCGCAGGTGGTGCAGATGATTAATTTTGAAAAGGTTACGCGCAAGCTGTTCGAGATTCGTTCCACGCAAGACATGCTTTTGAACGAAGTCGATTTCAAAAAGAAGCTCAACGAAATGATCGAGCAGCAAAATGCCCAGACGGCCGCCAACGTGATGGCCGGCGGTGCCGAGGCGCTGGGAAAAGTTGCGCCATTTTTGAAGACTGTGCGGGAAGATGCCGGCGCAGCGGCAGCGTAAAATACGGCTCACGTTTGTTGAGCGCTCCCAAGATGAAATCACTGCGGCCTTCAGAGATCATGTTAATCAAGGCGGCGTTCTTTGGGATTATTTTTGTGCAATCCTTGCTGATCGTGTTCATGGCGCCAATGAGTTCGAGCGAGGTGTCGCCGAGGGAATGCGCCAGCTTGCCGATGAGATTTTAACCATGGCGATCAGCAAGCCCGCGGTAAAAGTGTTGACCGATCAAGGAGAAGATTAGATGGCAGAGGCCGAACTAACTAACGGCAGCGGCCCGACCTATCCGGCTTACGCCGACAGCGTGCCGACGGAACTTCGCAGTCCCGAGCTGGCCGGCTATATGAGCCGGTTCGAGGACGCGCCGACTTTTTATAAGTCGCTGGAAAACGCCGTCAAATATCAGGGGCGTTCGGTGGCGATTCCCGGGAGCGACCCCAAGGAAATCGAGACCTGGAAAAGCGAGCATCTGCCGAAATTGCAGCATGTCTTTGCCGACCGGATGCCGCCCGCGAGCCCCAAGGATTACGAGTTCAAGTTTGACGGCGTGGACGGCGAAGCGCTCAACAACGACAAGGTGTTAAACGGCTACCGCGAATGGGCGCACAAGGCGGGCTTTTCCAAGGCCCAGGCCGAGAGCGGCTTACAGTATTTCGTCAAGGACGTTTTGCCCCAGGTGCTGCCGCAGTTGATGCCGCCGCCGGCTTTTGAATGGAACTGGATAGACGAAAAACCGGAAGATTTAGCGGCGCTGCATAATGAAGTGTTTAAGGGCGAGACAACTCTGACGATGGATCGGTTCAAAAAATCCATTGATTTGATTAATTCGTTAATTCCAGAAACAAAAGATTTTCTTGCCGAGGGCAGGGCGCCTTATGGGCAGAAGACCGATAACAAGGCGATGAAAAATGGCAATCATCCGACGATGATTAAAATCATAAATTTGGTGGCCGATATGCTTCAACCCGATTCATCCGCTGGTTCTTCTAGTGGTTCGCTTACTCAAGTCAATCAAGACATAATTTCTGAAGCCGAAGACATTATGAAAAACAAAGACAATCCCAAATACGCCAAGTATTGGGCCAGCGACAAGGCGACGGTGGATTACGTCAACAGCCTTTGGGAAAAAGCCTATCCCGGCAATATTCAAGTTTGAGGTGAGTTATGAGCGAAGGTAAATTAGTGGGGTCGGACAATCCGACGATTCGCGCGACGTTGAATAAAATGGTGCGCGAAGGTTTTCAAAAAGAAACGATTTTGCAAACCATCGGCTCGGCGATTGGCCCGCATGACGTGGACGCGGCGATGATTGCAGCGGGCCGCAGCGGCGCGCCG